GGTAAAATTTTCTACGCATATGTCACCGTAGTCGCCCTGTTATCCCAAATTTGATCTGGCGCCGATGTCACCCATCCCGTCATAAGCCCATTTTCGTCATAACTGAACTTGACAATTCTCCAAGCCGGTTGACTTGTTAAAGATCCTCTTTTAGCGCCGCCCAAATATTCTGGCTGTTGGTCAGCATTATATGAGGTCTTCCCGTTTGGAAAATCGGTAAACCAGTTTGAATTGGCAAGGAAATCGTAAATAGTCATAGAAAAATACGCGGGGAGGAATTGCCCCCCCCCGCGATATATTTTTAGAAGTTTCGGCGATACTGATGAGAACGACCGATAACGTTCGTTTGACCGGGAGCGACTAGCGCTTTAACCGGGGCGTTTGTTTCAAATGAGGCCTCATAAACTTGAGGCTGAATGCTCGTCGAGTTCGTAGAGAATCGAAGAACATACCCAGAGCTGTAAATTCCTGTTGTCGATCCATTCAAAGAAAAGAACACAGAAGTGCCAGCCGCCATTTGCGCAAAAGTCGGTTCAAACTGAAACCAAACTTTGCGGTATCCGCTTGCAGATGGAATTGTAAACGCACTTGCAGTGGTTGAAGTTACGGCAACCGTTGCGTGCGTAATCGCATATTCCGAGTTAGGGTATGATCCGGCATAAGAAATCTGACCAACAGTTAAGTCGGCCGAATATCCTTTTGCACAAAACACACTGGCTAAAAGCACGAGAGAAATTACGTATTTATTCATTGTCTTCCTCCTTAAACAGGGGTTGTGGAACCGATGACCGTAACTTGCACCGTTGTTCCGGTGAAGTCCGTTGCAGCGTTCCCATCTTGCCCGAGAGAGACGACGGTTAACACCAATCCGCTCGCAGAAACTTGCAAGCTGCAAAAGGCTGTATCCGCACCTCCCGTAATAACGGCACCCACGATGCTTGTAATAGCGCTAATTCCATGAGACGCCTCAGTTAATGTAATGGTGTCCGAAGCTGACGTAATAGTCGCGGAAACCGTAACGATGTTATAATTGCCGGCAAATTGAGTACCGACTACTTTAGTTCCTGTAATATCAGCCATGTTCTATTCTCCTTACGCGTAGTTGGAAGAAGCAGTATCAACTGCGATAACACCATACTCCTTCGAGTTAAACATCGTCTTTTGAATACCAGCAATTAACCCGGTTGAGAAACCGACCTGGTTTTTATAATCAAAAGTTTCCTCAACCCACTTATCCGGGTTGTTGGCTTCAAGCATGATGCCAGCCTGACGTCCACATAAAAGAGCCCGGAAGCAGTCAACCGCGCAATCGGTACCGACAGCAGCGCCGCGGAAAGAGTTTCCAGCCACGGAGACGTCGAGATACGGAACGTATTCGTGCTCATGCAAGACCACACCCTGCCAGATACCAAGGGCTCCGGTGAAGATGCGATTTTCCTTACCGCGAACATCAGCTTCCCTCATGGCTTGCGCAAAGGTTGCATTTTGACGCAAGTCTTCGGCCTGCCAAGGATGAACAAACATTACGTAGTAATTCTTCCCGTCAATTCGGAGCGGCTGAATTTTAGGGCTAGCTAACTGCGCCTTCAATTTTGCGCGCGTTATAAGCTGCGGCGTCATCTTGTCCGTAGAAGTCAACTGCGTGGTTCCGGAAGCATTCGCACACAGGTAGCGGATCCCGGTCCCAGCAGCTTCATCAGCATTCGGAATGAAATCCGGCGTGTTTGACCACGTGGCAAAGGTGCCAACTGTGTCGCCGTTAATGTCCGTCAACGACGTATTATTTACTCCGCCAAGCTTGAGGAAGAACTGCTGCTCAATCCACTCCTGCAAGAGGATGGTCAACTTACTTTTTGCGTCCGTACGCATGTTATAGGCATTCTTTTGCTCATCCAGCTTACCAGTCAACCGAACAGCGTCGCGCCACTGGTCAATCAGAATTGATTCCGAATATGCGGATATACGCTGCTCGTTGCCTTCTAGCTCGGAATCCCCTGTCACTCCTCCGGTTTTGTTCAATTTCGCGGTTAAACCAATAGTTTTACTGTCGCCTTGGTTTTTCATTAAGTCGGTATGAATTTGGATGATGTTATTATCATCAGTCCCCATCAATCCGTTTTCTTTAAAGTACAGCCCGTCCATAACGTCGAGGAATAGTTCCTTTCCCCAAATCTCTGGCCGTAATGCGTCAATGCTTACGGTTTTCATGTTAACCCTCCAAAAATAAAGTTAGGTGCGTAACAGGCGTTCTCTTACCTCTTTGGGAAGTTTTTCGTATTGATCTGACGGCATCCTGGCCGCATCGGCCAATGTTAAGTCGTCATACGTCACAATCCGTTTTCCTGTCCCGCCTGAGATAGAGGCACTTGTTCGCTTCCTTGAATTTTCAATAACTCGTCTCGTCTCTTCGGGGGAAAGGCCGCCGTCCTGTTTGCCAGTTTTGTCACCACCAGCATCGGGTGCTTTATAGTCGGGGTGTAACCGTCCTATCTCGTAAGCCATATCTGCCGGGCCATATTCACCTTCACCAAATTTATCCGCGTTTGCGGTGGCCCATAATAGCTCTTGAAGCTTGTGCTTGATTCGCGCTTTTTCGCGTGGGTTTTCGTAGAGTTTGTCTACGTTTTTTATAAGATCTGTGGTTAATTCAACGGCTTTGTCATAATCTGGATACCGGGATTTTGCGTCAATTTCTGCCTCAGCCAGACGCGATCTAACAATTTGAGACCGCTCGTCCCTGTCTATTTTTTCCTTTTCCTCTTTTTGATCCGGAGTTTCAGTTTCCTCTAAAATTTCTTCAGACTCTCCCTCGACTCCGACCTCTTTTATTTTCTGCGCGGCAGCGGCATATTTTTTACGCAAATCCTCGAGTTCTTTCTTGGCTGCCTTGAGTTTAATTTCAGCGTGTTGCGCCTGAATCTCCAAGGTCTGCCGCTTTTGCCGCTCTTTCTTCATCGCAAAATAGGTGCCTTTTTCATGAGGGCGAAAACCTTTAAGCTTTTCATCTTCAAATTTCGAGTCCTGCATCATGCGGGCATATTCGTCTGCCGTTGTTGACGTCGGCAACTCTTCCTTTTTATCGCCTTCCGGTTTAGCCTCTTCGCCCTTTTTTTCTTCCGGCTCAACCTTCGTTTTTTCTTCTGGTGCCTTTTCCTCAGCAATGCCAAGTTTTCTGGCTGATTCAATCTCAGCCTCACTCACTCCAGCATCACGCAATTCCTGTACACTCGCCTTTTCCTCGGAAACCGGGGCCGCAGGTTCAATGATCTCAATCGTCGGTTTGGATTCTTCTTCCATATAATCTCCTCGCATTTAGCGTTTTTTTATCAACGAAAAAGGGGACCGTAAAAGAACGGATTTCTCCGTCTCTTACGATCCCCTAGAATCGTTGTGTCAGTGAGGCTTGGGCCTCTAAAGGGTCATGACTCCCACCTGATTGGTTAAATTTATTTTTTTAAGTTTTGATAAACTGCCCTCATTGTTCCGGCCTTGTTACGAATTGTTGAGCTCTGCGTACCAACAACATATCGCCGCGAAGCATTCAGGCTTAAATCACCGTGCACCTCTTTTCTTAATCGCTTCGCTTTAACAGCCCTCATTGTTTCTCAACATTAACGAACGTTTCGCCTTCCGCAACGAGAAACGGAACCGCATCTTGACCACACTTAAAACATTTTTCCGTTTTATTCGTCTTAAACCCCTTGGTGCATGTACCACACTGACATCTAAAGATCATGTCGAAAATTTCCCGTTTTGTTTTCCCCGGCCTCTCTCTTGGCGGTTCAGTTTCTGCTTCGGGCTTTACCTGTAGGGGAACTTCAATTATTGGGTTTGCTTTTTTTTCCCCCTGCCCCTCTATCTGAGCTTTTTTTTCCTTTGTCCATCTACCCATTCTTGCCACCTCTCGTATTCGTATTCGCATTGGCTTGTGCCATTTGCGCTTGCTGGATCGCTGCAATAATCTTTTTCTTATTGCCAGTCGAAATCAAACTTTCATCAATCAAAATTTCTGGCGGAATGGGAATCCCTTTGCCAGCCAGGTCAAGCAATGTCAGGTAATTCGAATATTTAATTGTCTCGTTACTTGCGCTCTCGCCAACCTCAACGTTGTATTTGTAGAGATCCGGGTCATTTAGTACGGCATTGACTGTTTGCACCGCCAACTGCTCATCAACCTGCATCTGTGTTTGCCCTGTATTTGGATCAATCGTTGGCATCTGAGCAGGCTGACGAGTCGTTGGGTCTATAACGGGTTGCCCGGTGGCTTGATCAATTACCGGCTGCATAACTGGCACGGAAAAATGTTCCTGAATAAAGGCCTCGCCTAAAACTTTAAATGCCGTGTCTATGTCGTAGACCTCGCCCAACTGGGAAAGACAAAATCTTCCCATGATTTTTTTTGTCAGCGAGAAATTATCAAAGACATACTGAACCATCACAAGTCCCTGCTTTTGACGCAGTGCAATGGCCCGCCCCGAATCCGCCCCACCCTCTTGCATGGCAAGCAAATCTGGGTTGATCCCGTTAGGCTCTTTAATCTCCTGCGTTGCCATTTCAGCGAGCTGCGCATGGCCTTGCGATAATGGGGTCGGGGTAATTCTTTCGGGCTTCTGGCGGCCCTTTTTGTACTGCAAGTCCACGCCAGGTGCCGAGCCAAACTTTTTAACGAGATCGGCATTGACCCAGCTATCCTCTTCCGACAACCAGCCGGAGTTCGCCGAAGAGTTTAAATGCCTTAACTCTTGGGTCCGCCGCTTGTTATATTCCCGCTGAGGATCTTTGATCTGACGGACAAGGCCCTGCTTTAATAAATCGCGGTGCGCTTCATTAATTTTTGTCGAGGCATTAATAACGAAATACGGTATCAATGGGTAAGACTTCCACCGTGGGAAACTCCATGCTTTATCGTTGTAAACAATTTCATCGAGTCCGCCAACCACAGCAGCCAGATAAATTTCTGGGACCATCCGCTTAACGACCTGCACTGTATCTGCCGCTTGAGGGTCAAGCTCCTCGACCATTTTTTCGTAGTTCTCGGCCTCTTCTTTTGAGGCCTCTTTCATCCCGCCTTGCTTAAAATCAACCACATAATATTTCGGGACATAGCACTTGTAATAATATTCGAGGAGATCAAATGTGGGCTCCACAGCTTGCTGTGCCATTGAACCCGACGATGTTTTTGGATAATCCGTTCCCTGTCTATGTGCACCGAAATTGTCTTGATTACCCGACACATCCGCATAGTCAATTTTTCCGCCCTGAATGTTATTCAGTTTCCGCTCAAGCTCTGGGTAAATCTGCAAAACTTGGTCTTTTGTGAGATCGGGCGTTATTTTACAGACAAATCCAGCATCCGACAGGTCATATTTTTTGCAATTCGGGTCTGGAAAAACTTGGAAATATTCGCCTTTTTTAAATTTTAGATCACCAAAAAGGAGATCTTCGGAGTAGTCTAGATATGGCTCTAGCCAACCTTCACCGGTAATTACCCCATCCTCAAAAATATTCGACAGCTCATAATCCCCCATTGAGTTCTTCATGAGGTTTTTGAGTAGTCTTGTTGCTATTTCCCCAACAACATCGTCCTCTTCTCCCTCTGGAAACGCTTTAAAATCTGTCCGATTTTGCGATTCAATGCCCTTGAGCAAAACAATTTGCGGTTTAATTTTGTTGATCGTTAGTGCACGCACTCCGGCTTGACGCAGTGCTTCGGTGTCCTCATCGTCCCACTGGTGTCCCAGGTAAAACTCGTAGTCCTCCTTCGCCGCAATTAAAAATTTGCTCTTATTGGCGTATGCCCGCTGGAAATCGTTAATAATTCGCTCGCGCGTCAGTTCCTTTTTCAAATTACACTCACCCGATCAATAATTTTTTGAAGCGCGCCTTTAGCCGAGGAGGCCTTTGCTTTTAGGTTGTCACTAAAAACTTTTTTTGACTCGATAAGCATTGTCCCATCCTCAAATCCAGAGGAAATCTTTATTGCGATAGAGGCCAATAATTCATTCTTCGAATTTTCGTTCGTCGTCGTTGGAAATCCACTAATCACCACAGAAATTTGATTGGCCTTATAGTCAATAGAAACGTTAAAAACAAGAGTTCTGTCAAAAAGACTCTCTGTCTCTGTCTTAATTTTTTCCAACGCCAAAACTTCTGTCACGATTTTTTCTATTGCCATGTATTCCCTGCAATTTCAGAATTTGTTTCAACCACGCACTGTAACAGTTCAATTATTTTGTCTAATCGCCGCACTATTTCTTTGTGCCGATTAGCACGCATCCGGTCGGCCCGAAAATTGGTACTGCCCAGAACCTCTTTTTTTTGATTTTGCATATTTATCTACCGGTAGTGTTGCGCTCCTCTCAAAATCTAGCCCTAGTGCCATGTAGCGGAATGCGTCTGCGGCATTGCTGCTCCAGTCGTGATACGGTTTGTTGAGGTAGCATTTGCGATCCTCGTCGTACTGTTTGTGATAGCTCTTGAGTGCGTTGATCCCATCCTTGCACTTGTCCTTCTCAAACCAACACTTGCCAAACATTGCCCGGGCTGCGTCTATCCCGTCGTTGATTCCCAGATCTGGCACGACATTGAAATCAATTCCGAGCGTTGCTGCGGTATCAATGCGACGTTTGCCTGCTCCACCCCACTCCCGAACCTTGATATCGTGCGGCGCCCAGTGCTCACCGTACACATATCCCTTTTCTTGGAGCACCTTGGCATAGTGCGGGAGGCCCTGCCCGCTCTGCTCGTAAAAATCAATGATGCGAACCTCTGCTCCTACGCGCTGGATGAACCAAATTGCAGTGGTATCATTGACTCCCAAATCCCAAAAAGTATCCACCGGATACCGAGGCTCAACGATAATGCGTCCTACGCGGCCCTCTTTGTACGCCAGCTGGATATTCTCAGCGTAATAGGCTCCGGCAATCGGAGCGGTAAAATCACAGTAGTACTCCTGTCTGAACAGAGCATCATCACCATGCAATCGGATGATCTCACGTCGCTCACGCTCAAGGGTCTCGCGCGATAAGATATTGGTATCATCCGCGGTGATTAAATCGCAGTACCACTCGGGATCATTTTGCGCCAGTTGGTAAAGATCGTACGCGTGGTTCTCGCCGCGCGGGGTGTAGTTAAATATGGCCCACCCACCATTTTCCGCCAAGATTGGGCGGAAAAAACTCCATATTGACGGACTCATCAAGCTATACTCAGAGAACACCATCCCAACCGGATTTGTACCTATCTTGCCATCAAAATTATCTGCTCCGACTAGGCGAAAAATTGAATCATTAACAGCTTCAATCTTCATTTCGCCTTCATTCTTTTTCTTAATAAGATATTTTGGAAAATGGTCAATAAACCGCATCCCATCTTTATCGAGACCATCCCAGATTGCAGACCTTGCCTGGTTGAGATATGGATAAAAGTAATAATATCCACCCACTCGCTCAAACATTTTTTTGAAGGTAAAGTTCAGGCACGTTTTGTCCTTACCAGTCCGACGATGCCACACTATAACTGCCCTCGTGCACCCCTCATCCATCGCCTGCAAAAATGGCAGCTGGTACGACCTCGGATCAAATTTGTGAGGCAGTCTGATTTTTGGCATTTTTCTGTTTTGTTTTTTTCGGTTTATCCTGGATCTGGAATTCAGCCAGGAATCCTGCCTGAGTCCCACAATCGATCGAGCACCACTCGAAACGAACCAATTTACCTTCGGGACACATTGCCATGAGCTCCTTAATCAGCCACTGCACTTCTTCTCCGACAAAAATATTTTTTGCTCGCCGGACGGCAAACCTTTTGATCATCTCTTCGTATGCGCAAAACTCACAGTCTCGATGACAATCGGGCCGCCACCCTCTCCAGTATGCTCAATCTTCGAGATGTGCTGCCATTTTTGGCGCTGCCGATTTGCCAACCAAAACATTGCGGCTACCGTATCAGGAGCGTGCTTTTTTTTGGTTTTTACAATCTCAACTGATCCATCAACGACAACGCCGCGTTCTTCATCACACTCAAAACCACAAGCAGCTTCGTATAGCGACTGCTCGACTTTTGAGTCGGCTAACTCCCGCCCTTTCCTTACTGCGTCCGAAAAAGCAGAATTTTCAGCCAAATATTTTGAAAAAGTCGAAGTTGCAATTTTTAACGCCGTTGCAATTTCCTCGTTGGTGCAACCCTTAGAACACAAAAAAAGAACCAAATCTTTATCAATGGTTTCGATTTTTGTTGGTCTTCCGAGTTTTTTTGTTTTCTTTTCCATAGTTTTTTGGCCCAAAAAAAGCGACTGCCTCCCGTTAGGGAAACAGCCGCTTAATAGCTGGGTAATCGGATTAAGCCCGATTTGCGTCGCAGGTAATTAGTCTGCGGCGTTTTTTAGATGGTTGCAGGGGTCGGAATTGCACCGACGGTCTCTTGGGTATGAGCCAAGCAAGATGCTACTTCTCTACCCTGCGAAATTTTATTTTCTGCTTAACTGCTTACTGACTTATTTAGTTCCGGCCGCTTCGCGAATGCCGGCAAGGTGTTTATGTATATAGTACCATCGGTTTTCAAAAAATCTTTTTCATCGTCGGATTGTTGACGGTAAATTAAAATTTCAGACTTTAAGAATGCCGAAGAATGCCGGAAGATTGCCAGGGTAAAAAAAGTTTAATTTGCTATTGACACGATTTTAAAATTGTTACCTTAATGCGTTTGTTCTGAAAGCTTCGGTTCTGAATCTATTTTTTGCCGCTGAATCCCTGATTCCTTTTTTAAAACCGATCCAGTGGGCAAATACGAAATATTCGATCAGGAAAAAAACTACCAGAACCCACTTTAAATAACGCCAACTCATTGGGATAATCCCGAAAACTGAAATGCGCCAACCAGCGCGTTAAATCCAAACCACATGCCGCAGTAGACCGGATTGAATGCGCAGATCCCTGCTGTTGCGACGATGTGCCCGGTAATTGCTAGATGATAAGTAACTCGATTGATTGGCTTTTCCTCGGCGATATAATTGATTGCAACGGGTCCACCTGTTATTCCAATCAACGCGCCGGTTCCGGCCGGCTTGAGCGTTGAGCATCCCGACAAGACTAAACAGCAAAACACTGCAATTGATTTATTCATAAAGTCTCCTCAAACCTGTAATTTTTCCATCCGTGCGAGAGCTCACGCAATTTCATCGCATCGTCCTCGTTGGGCTGACGTCCATAACTGTTTTGCAGCCCGGGCAAAAAACTTTCGTTGTTGCCAAGTGGGACAGCCTGATTATGGATTTGCCATCATCTGGCGCGCTGTACGGGCCGTATGAGGCCCGCTGCTCGAGGACGACCCACTGGT